ACATCTTTTTTGCATCAGCACCTGTTTTAGATAATATCCCAAATCTACTGTCACCAGCTAGTGTGGCTAAGTTAACAGTTTCAGCTGAACTCATAAAAGAAAAACCAGAACGTCTATTTTTTAAATAACACATCCCATAACTTCTTTTATCTGCTTTACAAGCTTCCCAGAATATAAAAAACAATTTATTCGCTTCTCTAAAATCTGGAGCACCAACGTCAATCTTACTCCACTGTAAATACATGTAATGTGTTCCTGTTATGTAGGTTGGTTCACCGTTGTTCATAAACCAAAATCCCTCTTCTCTTCTTTTAAACTCTTCGTCTATATATCCATAATGTTTTTCTTTAAAATCATCTGGAAACTCTTGCCAATCAAATACTGTTTTAATTCTTTTAAAATCGGGGTTAAGTTGAAACTGTTTCCATTTTTGTTCTGATTTTACTTTACTACAAGAATAAATCTCTTTTGGTTGTTTAGGTAAAGCTATTTGTAAACCTTGTATTTCTAGTATCTCACCGATCATACCGGTTTTTGATATTACAACAATATCGTTCTCTTTGTTGTAACCATACTCCCACTTCTTAGACTTGTTTAGTCTTTTAATGGTATTTAACTTTACAGGTTCTACGACCTTATATAATTCTTGTTCGTACATTACTTAGATCTTCCTTCAGCAAATCCTTTAAAAGCTGTTTTCTTTTCTTCTACTGGCTTACCTTCAAGCATAGCTTCTTCCTCGTGGATCCTATTTAGTATTTCAAAAGCATCGAATATAGCTAGTTTTTTTGTAGCTGCCGCGTTCTTTAATCTATCTGCTGATATATCTTCGTCTGAATCAACTATTTCCTCTCTAGCAACTTTAATTAGTTCTTCAACTGCTTTGTGACCAGCTTGGATTATATTCTTCTTCGTTTCCTTGATATTCATATTTAATTGTAATAAAATTATTCATAACCCTATATAGTCTTTCTCCATCTATAATAAATTCATATTTACTATAAGGGCGAACACCAACTAATTCTTCTTTATCGTAAGTTCCATCAGAGTATTTTACTATACCTATTAATGGTCTTTCTTCTTCTGTGTTGAATTTACTAGTTGCTTTTAGTGGTTTTATAAAGCTAAAACCAGGTGTAGCTTTCCATTTATCTTTCTGTTTATAAAGATATATTTGGTCACCTGATACTAAGTACCTGTTTTCATCTAAGTATGATCTACTGTTTTTCTCTCTACCTTTAACATCGTGCCATCTTCTAAAAACGTTATGATGAACTATTACTTCATCACCCACGTTAATAGGTGATTGAAATAATAGTGGAGTAGCGATTACTTTTGCTAATCTATTAACGTATTGATGATTGTAAATCTCTGTATTTAATATTAATCGTCCTTCTCCCACCTGCACACTGTTATTATAGCGATCACCCATAGGAGAGACAATATAATCTTTATAAGCATTCATTAATACTCTAAATTGTACTCAACTGATATAGCCATATTTTTGTTGAAATCTTTCCAAGGTATAACTACCTTTTGTTTTCTAATATAAATAGAGTATTTATCTTCTTCTTCTATTATATCACAAATCTTATGACCACCATAAACCTCTTGATTTACTGCATAGTGCATTGAGTCGTTTTTATAGTCTTTACCTATAGTTATCTTTCTAATTACACTATTTTTCATCACTACTTTCTTCAGGCCAATTTATAGTGCCATCATTAACATTAACATCATAGCTACCATATGTTTTTTTAAGAGTATCTTGCATTAAAGATATTTGGTCTTGCATATTAGATAGCTCGTGCATAGCATGGTGCTTTTGTACTTCCATTTTACCAACATCAAATTGCACTTTATTTATTGAATTTACAATTTTTTGTAATTGATCAAGATGTTCTTTTGAAATCTTCTCTGCCTTTGGTTTTAATTCAACCGTTTTTTCTTTTGCCATATTTTATTTTATTTAATTTAAGTTATTTTTTTTATTGCTCAAACGACAATAATAATGTAATAGGTGTTGTATTGTATACTAGCTTGTTTACAGTGCTAACACTAGCACAATTTTCTTCTAGTGTTACTTGTGTAGCTGAGTCAACTGTCTTAACAGTACCAAGAGCTTGATTATCTTCGTCTCTTAATATATCACCTGGTCCTAATGAAGTTAACGCATCTAAAGTTTTTACAATTACAATTGGAGTACTAGTAGCTGTTTCTGTACTAACCTGCATTGTTGAAGCTCCCCAATTATGAGTTCCTTGTGCTACTGATGATACGTATAGTTTATCATAACCAACATTAGTTCCAGAGTTAGGTTCTCCCTGTAGTATGGAACAACCACTGTTGCTAGCATCGCCTGCACCCTGTCTACCACCGTATCTACCTGGAGTTAAAATATTACCATATATAAGGTCCGCGTCATTACCATGTCCACTGTAATCAACAAAAACTTTACCTTGTAAAAGATGAAACCATCCTGGAGTATCTACGGCAGCGCCGTCATCTCCAAGTGTTATTGGCGTTAACACTCCATTTGAATTAGGATGTTTTTCTCCTTTTGCAAAAAATAACTCAAAATCAGTTGGTGTGTAATCTGCTCCATTTTTTCCTCTATATAAAACTGTTATACCAATTAGTTTTACAGCGCCTTTTGGAACATCGAATGAAGCCCAATCAAATAGCACTTCTGCAGTTGTTATGTTTCCTGCCGCTAAAGCAGCAACATCTATTGTAGGTTTTACTTCTACTTGAAAATATTTTCCCATTTTATTTATTTATTATTTTGTTGTTCATTCTTTTTTGACGATCCGCCGAAAAAGAAGTCGACTATCGTATTAACTTTTGCACTCATTGCACCAAATATTGTTGATATAAAACTTATTTCAAATTCTCCTAGTTCTAGATCTCCTGTTACAAAGTATCTAAACATAACAAAACTTAAACCAAAGTATGCTACCGTGAATAATGTTGCAAGTATTTTTTGAATAAGCGCATCGTCTTTATACATATCTCTAGCGCTCTTTCTGTCTTCGACTTCCTGTTTAAAGGCTTCTGTTTCGGCTTCGAGTAGTAAGCGCTTGAGAGCAAGCTTAGCTTCATCTCTTTCTTTGTCTGTTGTAATAACTTTGTCAAGTATTCCTTCTGCATTTTCAACTACTTTGCCGAATAAGCCACCAATTATATTCTTTATCATCGTTCATTATCTTTTATCATATCATCGATAGACTTATTCATTACCTTATCGGTGTATGATTTATTATTATAAAACACACTTTTCTCTGATGTAGGTATATCTTCCTCTCCTAAAAGTATTCTATATATCCTACTAATTAAGTGTGAGCATTTAAAAGAGGTTTTGAATACAGAGTATTTGATGGTTGTTCTATTTCTGTGTCTCCACGTTTCTATCCAACCATTCCTCTTTAGTTTCTCCCAACGGTTCTTATCCCAACTCATGGTATACGTTCCGTCGATAAATTCTTGACGCGTGAATCTTCCTTTACAATCTAAGTAAATAAGAAGTTCTAAATCTGCGTCTGTTAACCCATAAGTTTTACAGGCCCATTTTCTAACGAGCCTGTAATACTTAAGGATTTGTAAATCACGTAAATCGTGACTTGTTAATCGCATTGACTATTAACTAAATGCAGCAGTAATATCAACTGTAATAGCAGCGCAAGCAGAAACTTTAGCAGTAACATACTTACTGTTAGCGTCATCAGCTATAACTAAAACTTCACCAGCTTTAGCACCAGCGATAGCCTCAGCAACATCTCTAACAGCTTGGTCAGAGTCGCCATCTGCAACAGTTAAAACTACACTTGAGATAACAGATCCGTTAGAGTGAGCGTCAAAATATAAATTTACAACGTCATTCCCACCATCGATAGCATATAGTCTACCAGCGTCTACCGCTAAACTATCTTCTGTCGCAGTGTTAAAATAAAGCATTGGTCTCATAATTGTATTTTTTAAATGATTATTAATTAATTGATTTTGATTCTAAGTTTATTGTTTATGGTTTATAGTTTATGTATAATCTACTTTAATAGATATTACATACTTTTTAAGAATAGTAACTATTCTACTAGTACTATGTCCCTCATACGTATAACTCTATATAATTCATCGTTATACCCAATATCATGTCCAGCATGTTTATC